TGTTCCTCACTAGAGCTTAGGAATGCAGGTAAGTCTGTAGCTACTACAGGTGTGGCATATGTTATAGGTGGTCCTATAGTAGGTATTGGTGTATTAGCTACTGCTATGGCATATGATGAATTAGTACCTGATGAGCCTAAGGTTGCCGATATAGAGACGAAAGAACAAGCAGTCGCATACGTTGCTACCTCGTGGGGAAAAGACATAGTATGGGCATTTGTAGCCTTCCTAGTTATTACAAACTTAATAGGTCCTTGGTTAGCTAGAAGAAGCGGTTACGCTAAAGCTAAAGGTAAATATAAACAGGAGATTAAATGACATATAGAGAAATAATCAACAGTGTCTTACGTAGACTCAGAGAAGATACTATTGATTCTGATTGGTCAGGTGACCTCTACGATTCAACTACAGTTACTGCTTATCAAAAGTTAATTGGTGAGCTTGTGAATGATTCAAAGAAACAAGTAGAGTCTTATCACGACTGGCAGGCTCTCAGAGAGACCTTTAATATTAAGACTAAATCTGACAATATGCAGTACACATTAGGTGATTCCCTACGTGGTGCAGGTGTATCTTTCAAGGTACTAGATGTTATCTGTCAGGATACAGGGCTGATACTAGAACAAGTGACTAATGATTGGATTAATAGTCAGGTATTCCCTCTAGCTACTATTGCTACAGGTAAGCCTACTAAGTATGCCTTAAATGGTATCTCCCAAACATCTAAAACTAGAGAGCCTGACTTCAACGTNGACTTATATCCAGTTCCAACTGGAGTACAGACTATTTCATTTAACATTGTAGGTGCACAAAAAGAACTAAAGACAGCTGCACAGATATTAAGAACTCCGTCACAACCTGTTATCTTAGGTGCTTGGGCTAGAGCTGTATCTGAGAGAGGTGAAGACGGTGGTACTATTTCAAGTGCTGTAGCTGCTGAAGCTAGAGATTCACTGAATATGGCAGTACAGTTAGATTCATCTAATATGGAATACGAAAGAGATTGGTATGTCAACTGAAGCTAAAACAGTCCAAGCTATACCTTTAGATACTATTGGTGTTAATGGTCTAGACACACAATCTAATGCTACAGCGTTAGGTCCTGAGTGGTTTACTAAGGCTGATAACATTGTATATACAGAAGGTGGTAAAGTTACCTTCCGTAAAGGATTGAAACAAGGAACTCTTCAAGTTACTGGTGCTGCTAAGATAGGTTCTATTGTAGAACACTACAACGGAACTACAACTAAACACTTCTGCTCCACTGGTGGTAAGATTTATGAACTAGACTTATCTGATAAGGATGCTGCCTTTATTAACGCTTACAGTCCAGCAAGTGTTACTACCTCTGATTGGCAATGGCAGACATTTAATAAAGATTTACTTGGCTTCCAAGCAGGTGAGAAGGTTATACAATACAAATCATCTACTTGGGCTTTACTTGAAGATACTTCAGGATACACAGCTCCTGCTGGTGTAACTACCTTTGACCCTTCTTGTGGTCTAGGTTATTACGGTAGAGTATGGGCTGGAGGTATCTCAGAAGAGAATGATGTTCTATATTACTCTGATTTATTAGATGCTACTCACTGGTCAACAGGAGATGCTGGTTATATCGACCTTAAATCAGTATGGGGTAGTGATGAGATTGTAGCTCTCCATGCTTTTGCTGGTAAGTTAGCCATCTTCGGTAAAGAGAACATAATCTTGTACGATGGTGCAGAAGATATAAGTAATTTAGCTTTAGATGAAGTTATTAGAGGAATAGGTTGTGTATCTAGAGACTCTATTCAAGCTATTGCTGATGATTTATACTTCTTATCTGATACTGGTGTCAGGTCTTTATTCAGAACTGCTCAATTAGATAAGTTACCTCTAACTGAGAAGTCAATTACGATTAAAGATGAGTTGATTGCTAATATTAAAGCCTCTACTAATGTTAAATCTTCCTATATGTTAGATGAGGGTCTGTATTTATTATCATTTGTAGATAAGAATGTAACTTACGTGTTCGATACTCAATTTACTACTCAAAGAGATTCACCTAGAGTAACTAAATGGTCATTTGCAAGTGATAGAGACCCTGCAAGTATGTACTATTCAGGCACTTACGGTCTATTAGTAGGACAACAGTCAGGAAGAGTAGCTACTTATGAAGGATACTATGATGTAGATTATAGCGGTTCTTCGGTTTATACCTATAATTCCTATACAGGTAGTTTCTCTACTGTATGGATTGACTTAGGACAAGGTGTGTTATCATCTATCTTAAAGAGGTTAGTTATGGTTGTGTCAGGTGGACAAGGTACAGATGTAGGTGTTAGAGTATATAAAGACTTTGAACTAGAACCTAAGCTATCGCCTACGTTTAAACTTAACCCTGCTCTATCTGGAACTGCTTATAAGTGGGGAGATAGTGATGCTAGGTATGGAACTACAACAGTAACACATACACATAATGCCACAACTCACCCTACTGATTCTAAGTATGCACCTATTCACGGTCTTAAAGAACATAGTGTTCCTTTAGCTGGGAGTGCTAAGTATCTAAGACTAGAGATGGATGGTGTAACTAAAGGACATAAGGCTTCACTTCAATCATTATCATTATTATTTAAACAAGGTAAAACACTATGAGTAATTATACAATCGCAGTTGGTTGGTCAGGTAAGGATGCTTTAGCTGACTCAGATGCAGGTAAAGTAATATCAGGAGCTGATTTCAATACTGAATTTACAGCAGTAAGAACAGCAGTCAACTCTAAAGCAGACGTTAATGGTATATCTTCTGAGAACTTTGTATGTAACTTACTCACAGCAACGACAGCTACAGTCGGTGGTGAGACAGTTGTTACATTAGATACTCCACAAACCTATACTAAGGCACATACAACAGCTTCAGAAACAGTAACACTAGCATCAGACCAGACAGCCAATCTATTGAACTCACAGTTATTCATTGTTAGTGTTCAAGGAAACCATACATTAAGTGTTTCTAATATGACTTCAGGTGTTGAAGCTACCTTCTTAGTTAATAATACTGGAGCTTATGATATTACCTTTAGTGGTGATTTCAGTTTTGTAGGTGGTAATAATCCTACAATTACTTCAGGTAGTGGTGCTGTAGATTTAGTTAGATGTGTTTCAGATGGTACAAAGATGTATTGTAATATTGCACAGAACTTAACATAAGGAATAGATATGGGGTTTTTTACTACAAACTGGGGTCTAGCAAACGATTACAATAATCCTACTGTTGGTGATACTAATCCCTTTATGCCTGGTGCTGGTTCTTTATCATCTACACAGAATATTAATCCATTCCAATGGACACCACAACCTTCTGGACAAAGACAGACTAACTGGGGTGCTCCTAATTCATCAGCTGGTACTGGTGATAGTTATAACTTTGCAGGTACTGTAGGTTCTCAGAATCCTTTTGGTAATATGTTTGGTGGGTACGGTGGTTTTAATCAACAACAGCAACCTTGGTGGATGAACCAACAGCAACAACAGCAACCTCAGATTACTCAAAGTCAACAAAGAGGTATGTCTCCTAGACCACAACAAGCTACAGATGGGGATGATTGGGGAGATAATACTTCTGCTACCCCTGCTGATAGAACACCTCAAGGGTATCAAGATTACTTTAATTATGGCAGGAAGACACTAACAGGTATAGGTGCTTTACTTGGTCCTCTCGGTTCTGCTCTGCCTATGGCTGGTGATTACAACATGGGCTTCAATACTTTTAGTCCTAATACAAGTGAGAACTTAGGATTCGCTAATCCTTTAACTGGAAACTATACTTCTTTCTATAACGATAATTATGCTGGTCCTGGTTCAGAGGATTCTTTCTATAATAATATGTCAGTTCCTAGTGAACAAAGAGATATGATGATTAACCAGATTGGTTACGATGTTCAACCTGATAGTATAAGAGGTGAGGGTGGTTTTTTAGGTGGGTTCTTCGGTGGTATGCTAGGTGGAAATACTATGAATTATGACAGAGACCTAGATATGAGTCTCGGTCCTTGGCAACAAACAACATCTATTCCTCTGGATACATATAATAGAAATAACCCTAATTACTGGACTGGTACTGTTCCATCCGCTTTAACTCAAACTCAACAGAATGTATTAGATGGTGAGAAGTCTATGAATCAAATGCAAGCTCAAGTTGATGCCGCTAAAGCTGCTAAAGCCGCAGCTGCTTCTTCCCCTTGGTCTAATCCTTATGCAAACACAGACTTGTCAAGTTTAGGTGCTTCATTAGGAACTGGTCCAGCAACTACATATACTTCTAGTAATGACAGAGATGGTTATGATGGTAGTGTCTCAGTAACTTCAGATACAGGTAATACT